ATAGCCAGGAAATATTAACATCCTCTTTAGCCTGCCGTGCGTCGTTGATTTGCTTGGTCAATTCATCTAAACGTACTCTAATGCGTTGCCATACCGCCCCATATTCACGTACCATCGCCGAAGCCGCCGCGCGTTCGTGGCGCAGAAGTTCATTTCTGAATTTTTCAACTTGTTGATAGATACGACCAGGATCAGACATTGGTATCTCTATCGAAAGCGGTCAACATCGTCTCCGCTAAATCTGCGCTGTTTGTCTCTCGCTTCTGGCGTTCCAAATCGGGATTATAGCCCAATTGCATCAATAACGTATCTTGACTGACACCAAGTTGCTGGTCAAGCAATGCCGCCTGCCGCTCCTGCATGATATCTTTCGGCAGAAGTTCTGACCAATGAATTTCACAAATATTGTCCGACCCAAAACCAGCCATTTCGAGTATCCGGCGATTCAACTCAATCAACATCTCGCCATAAGTCTCACGCTTGCTCTTGGTTTTATTGATCAAGGGCTGATATAGAATCTGCAATGCTACACCAGATAGCGAACCGATTGACTCAACTTTGCCCGTCGCTACCTCTGGCACGTCGGCAATTTCGTGCATCGCCTCTTTCAGCCGTTTGTAAAACTCAAGGCTGCTGTTCAGATCGCCTTGCATCTCCAAATTGTGTAACTCTGCCTCCGGCGATTGCAACACGATTGTCTCATCGACAGCAACTTTCAAATCAGTCGCTGCGCAACCCTTCGCCCATGTTTTTGGATGGGCATGGAAACGCAGAATACGCGCGATGTTGGACAATACAAAATTTATACTGTGATTGAGGTCGATCACGTCACTTTCGATATCCGCAATGCCATAATATTCGTTCGGAGAAGGTAAGTTCTGGCAATCCACAATCGGCGGCCAGTCATAAGGCCAAATCGCCTCGTTGCGCGTGACAAATGGATTGTTGCCTACTGCCATCTGATCAAGTATCAACCATCGCCCGTTATCCTGTTGCTCAATAACTTGCCTGATTATCAATTGCTCGCCGCCTTTGCCTACCGCCGGATACTGAATCTGGTAACGCCAGATCATTTCCAAATCGTCAGGATCGGTAACGACGGTCATATATTCCGGTGAAATGTTTACCAATCGCGGATATGGTTCATACGGGACGATTTTGACAAAACAATGCCCACAAACTCCACCATTTACCGCAATCTTTTTGAGCAATTGCATCTTATGGTTTGCTTGCCAACAATCAGCTAACCATGCTTCCACCAGCGTCTCATTGACCTCGTCTATCTCGAATTGTGGTTCTTCGCCAAAGAGAAACGATACACCTTTATCTACCAACATCCGGCAATAGTTGACAATCACATTATCATCACTCTGGCCAGGCCGTATTTTGAGTGGTCGCTTGTACTGCCCGAAGTAAGCTTTCCATGCCTGAGCATATTGCATCAGACGCGCTTGTTCTTCGGTATCAATTCGCTCTTGCCATAATTGTTCTACCAACCCCATGCCCCCACCTCAATTCCACAAATTCGGCGCATATTGTACACCAACCGCCGATCCGATATTGAATAATTTCGACATCAGCCATACCAGCGCGTCGATCCGATCCGGCGATTTCTCGCCCGGGACCCACGAACACATTTGATCTTCGAGGTCAGGGAAGAGGCCAACGTGGTGAATCTTACCCTGTTCGTAGAGCTGCGCCACCGGCTCGGCACGGGTGTATTTCCCCCGTGTGGCGTGGACGGCCTCATACTTGACTGTTTTGTCACTGTTCAAGATCACCGATTTTACCAAATCGCCGCCATTGTTAACTTCGGCGATGATTGCATTAGCCTCGTGAAGATGATAAGCACGGATCGCCCGCTCTGCCCAGCCTTCTGGCGAGTATCGCCCGCTGTCATCTTGGAAGACGTAACCGTGATCGTCTTCACCAATCCCACCAACAATAATTCCGGTTTCGTCGCTTTCGCTGGTCGCGGTAACTGCCGGATCGATAGCGACACAAATCCGCTTGAGCACCGGCGTCTTCCCGACGCGCGTTCTCTCCAATAAATCGCGATTCCACAATGCACCAGGCACATCTTCCAGCAATCGCGCATATAGTTCTTGTTGCCCCAAGCGCGTGCCTTCGTAACGTTGAACAATCTCATGCACGAAAGCAGGCGCGAGATTAGCGCGGTTGTCATACGTCGATCCGCCAGTAATGACGACGCGGTATTTGCCATCCGACTCTTTACTCAAGGCAATCAATGACTTGATAACCTTCGTTGGCTTCGGCGTAGTTGTGACTACCGCTTGCGGGTTGAAACCCAGTCGCAAGCCAAACATAGCTTGATCCCATGCTTCTTGCTGATAACGCCAGGAAGCCAATTCATCACACCACAGCTTACTATGCTGCTTGCCCCGCAGTCGTTCCGGCTCGTCGGCGGTGAAAATCAGCGACTTCGCCCCGTTAGGCCATTTCAATTGTCGCTTCGAGGCGATGTACTCTGGGCGTTCCTCTGTCGGACAGATCGCCAGGATGCCAGATTCACCCTCTACCATGATATCGCGCGCGTCATCTGCCGTTGCGCCGATCAGATTAACCAGCGAGAAACCACGCCGGATTTGGTCACGAACCCACTCCGCACCACAACGGGTTTTGCCGAAGCCACGCCCGGCCATGACCAACCACACCCGCCAATCGCCAGGCGGCGGAAGTTGCTCCGGTCGCGCCCAGAATGTCCAGTTGTTAAATAGCCAGCGCGCTTCGTCGTTACTCAGGCTGTTCAGGAACGCCGTCCTCTGACTTTGGCTCAGCGAGGCGAGATAGGCGGCGCTCAAGCTCATTCTGGTAGTTGACATTGATTTCCCCGGACAGGTCGATGCGTTGCGAAGCTTTGCCCAGCTCCCACTCGATGATTTCGGTTGACGCCCCTTGCTGGATGCGTTCATCGAGGCTATCCAGGCCGCGCAACTTGATAGCCATTGCTCTAGCCAAGGCGCGGCGACGCAGATGCAAAGCCGTCACGAGACCGTCTTGCGCCATAAGAAGCGTAGCCCTATCAACCAGGTCTTTAATCTCACGGGGCCACGTTCTTACTGAGTTATAATTCAGCTTGGCGATTTGGGCCGCTTCTTTGTCAGTCGTGGTATCAGCCCGCGCAATGACAAAGCGTATTTGGTCAATCGACAGCTTATCAAAAATTTGCTCCAAATCAGTTTTGGTCAAAATTTGCTCATTCATAACGAAATCTGCATAAAACTGCAATAAACAAAACGCCCGACGATCCCACGCGCTCAGGGCGCAAAGGTTTCATCGGGCGGTAAACTCCGAAAATCCCATATTATATTACTCATATTATAACCTACTTTGCCCGAAATTGCAAGACCTTCTCGACAAGTGACGAGATGATCTGCTCCGAGGTAGACCAATGCAGGCCAAAACCGCATTGAACGCAGACGCCGTGCCACTCGCGGCACAATCCGCCGCCCATCTGCAACAGTGTGAGCCGGTCCACATCCACCAGGTAGCCGATAACGTTTCCACAACGTGGACACTTAACAACACTATCCATTCTCCAACCTCACCACTCTATACCTCCCGTTCGGCAGCATCTTCAAATCGAAGCCAGTCAGCCACGCCCACAGGTACAGTGGCTCGCGTCTTCGCTTCACCTTCGGCGGCTCAAGTTGCGCTGCCCGCGTCCCCTTCTTGACTTTTCGCATGTGCGCCGGGTTGCAGCAATGCGACTGGCCGCACATGGCGATGAGCGTCACCTCGCGCGGCAGGTCTTCGCCGCGTTCTAGCAACCATACCACGCGGCGGATCGAATAGCTCACCGTCCGCCCCTTGATTTGGGTACTGAGACACATGTTTCGCAGGTCACATATCCAGCAACCGCCAGACGCGTTTTTGTCGATGTGCGACCAGAGCCGCTTTTTGTCGCGGTCATCGAAGGCCAGCCAGTTGTCCACTCAACCAATCCTCCCTTCGTTCATCATCTGGAACATCTTCAGCGACATGACTACGAGGTCGTCGTCGTAGCGCTGCCCGATCTGGTGGAGTACCACGATAGGCTCGGTCCCATCGACGGCGTTGCGTCGTGACTGCGCCATCGCCTCGTGCAACCACGCCGGAAAAGCTTTGCGCGTCTTAACCTCGATGCTATACCGCCCGGTGATGATGTCCGGCACGGCTTTGCCCTGCGGGCCGGTTCGTTTGGAGCCGAACCGCGCTGCGATCTGGCGCTCCGACGCTTTCCATGTTTTGTTTGGCATTCTTACCTCCTACAAAAGCGCTATTTGCTTCATTCCACCATTCAAACAATGCGGGCTAAACCACACCCGCTCACGGTGACGATTGCCCGATGTGCCATTCTTGCCTTGATGCTCGTAGCCTCCATGCGCACTCCATTCAAAGACCGACCAGCCAGGCAAGTCATGTTCCCCTTCATACCCGCATAGCGTACACTTCGATTGGTCAATACGCATTTCGCCCCTCCCAACAATCCAGATGCACGTAATGACCCGGCGTAGGTCTGGGCCAGCCATGCACCGGCAGGCCACAAACCATACAATTCAGCGACGGAGGCCGCCCAGCGGAGTTTTCGTCGTAGGCGTAACCGCGCCACTCCGCCGCTTCGCGCTTGTTCTGTTGCTCCAATTCTTTGACTGCCTTCTCCGCCTGCTCCGCTTCTGCCAGGCGCGCCTTGTAGCGGCGTTGTGCTTCTTGATATTGTGGGTGTGCTTTGTTGTGCGTCTCAAGCCAAGCCTCGGCACGGGCGACCATGCCCATCACTTCGTCGAGGTGGTGGAGGGCTTGCTCTAATTGATCGATGGTAGTCACTCTTGCACCTCTGTCCACTCGTTCCACTCTCGGTTCTTATGTTCCGCTTTGAATCTGCCAAACTCATCCCTATTACGTCCTGCATTATGAATAGAATTATGAGTTGAGATTCCCATCAATTCTAAGTTTTCTATTCTGTTATCTGTCTTGTCACCATTTTTGTGATGGATAACCTCACCCCCTTGCAGATCACGCATCATAGCAGAACACATCACCAACTTATGTTCAGGGCAATATCCATTAGGGTCTGCTAGAGGATGATCTATACCAACGCGAATAAGAACATAGCCCTTGCTATCAACCAACTTTTCAGTATTCCAGCGGTGATGCTTTTCTGCTTTGGCATGATTGCAATGTTTTCCTCGATTGTCTGGGAGATCAGAAACGCCAATCCCCATCTCGCGAGCACGCCTCAAGCGAGAATATTGAGTCCTTTTAGATACATCGCCACCTTTAAGCATGTGGCATCTCCCTAATTCTCAAATCATCTGGAATCTCGGCCCGACCAGACATTTGCTTAAAGAAAAACGGCACGCCGGCGTGAACGCACTGATCCCGCACCGACCTAAACCAATCAGGATGAGCAGGCCGTGCTCCCGGCCCGGTCTCCCCGCCGGCGATGATCCAATCTAGCCGCAATGGACTTTGCCCCCGTAGTGGTCGATACACCCCGTGGGCACCAGTCAGAGCATTTATCTCCGTCACGTCGGTTTGAATATGCAGAAAGTCTACTGGCCCCAACGCTGGCTCGTAGCTCACGAACCGCCACGCCGCCGGAGTCTTTAGCAGAAGAGGGATTCGTTCATCGGCAGTCTTTTGGTCCTCCACAGAGACGCCGAGCCCCACGTTAGGCAAGGGCCAATCGTCAAATTCCATTGCCTGACTCAGTGCACAATCTCCAGGCATAGACTCTCCCGCCCAAAATGGAATGACATCCCTGATAAACTTTTCGGCTCGATCCGGGCGCTTCGTCAACACCATGAATATATGCTGCCTACTGTCCGCCATAGTATTGAAAATCGATGCGACCGTCAGCGGCTTACCATCCTCGTGAAACAAGTCCCCCATGCTACACACGAACACCCGCCGCGGCGTCCTCCACCTCAACGGCTCCTCAAGCCGTTCAGGATGCACCGTCACCCTGAATGGCTCATCCGCCGGATACCCGCAGCGGCCCGCCAGCCGCGTCGCCATCCGTTTAGCGTAGCAATTCTTACATGCCTCGCTCACTGGCGTACAGCCAGTCACCGGATTCCATACGTCTGTCGCCCATTCGATCTTTGTCTTGCTCATCTCAATATCCTCTCCTGTTCTACGTGATACGCTTCCCATTTACCTTTGAATAACGTCCACAACATACTCACCGCATCGACGAAGTGATATAGCTCCTGGTCGCAATGCTGCGGGAGCTTGCCCCCCCCGGTAGGGAATGTCTCCCCCACTGGTAGCTTGACCGCCGGATCGAGCTTGACGAGCTGCTCGATCACGCCGCAATCAGAGTAAAGCCGCATTGCACCACGATTCAAGGCCCCGCCGCGCCGGATCGCTGCTTTGCAGGCCAGCCACTCTGCGTTGACGCCGCCAGACTCGCCCAGGGGCAAAGCCTCGCGGTGGATGATTGCCCGCTCGTCGTTCTTGACGATGATCTGCGCGGTGTGGTCTAGGATAGTGAAACCGATGTGTAACATGATGTCTCCTGTTAGAAATTCAGCTCGTCCGCTTCTGCGTCTAAAGTTGCTCCATTTGTGCCATTTATTCCATTAGTTCCAATGATATTGGGGGGTATCAAATTCAATGCAAATGTCTCTTCTAGTCTATCAAGTTCATCTAAAGTTAATTCCCATTTCCGGCTACCCTTGCCACCTGCTCTGGGAACCTGGCGTAAACGCAAACGGGCCAGGGCGCGACCAACTCTGTGTGATGTAATCCAGTCCGTACGGGCATCTTCTCCGTCTTCCTCTTTCAGCAGCTTTATAGCTTCTCTCTTTATATCTGCCACTGAAATTTGTAAAATTGACTTACCTCTCCATGCAATGGAACTAATGGCATTATTGGCACATTCGGCACATTCCCGTATCGCCCGTATTACCCAAATGGTCAAGTCGCTCGTTTCAATCTCCGGGCGTTCCTTTTGATACGCCATCGACAATGCCTCCATTCTCTGCCACAACCCCAACCCCTCGCGGGTCAAGACGTGGTTGGCATCCACATCATCCAACCACGCCGCAACAGCCATTATCATGCGCCAGGGTTCGAGGTTGCGCCCGCTCAATGCGGCGCGTTCGTTGATGATCTGCTCGTACCGCGCCAGGTCGTTCAGATTAGCCAGCGCCACAGCCCACAAATCATCCAGCAATTTCTTCTTGTCGCAAGGCCACAGGCTCGGCTCCAACGGCTCAGCGTTGGCCTTATAACGGTCCGGCGTCCGTATCAGAGGGACGATGATCGACCGCGAGGCCAGCACCGCATCGGGCACGTGAATGGCCGAAAAGCAGCGCGGGCAATAGGTATTGACGTAGCGGGTCTGCCAAGTCTTGTCGCCCGAAATTTCCTTGACGGCGACGGTATTCCCCCGTCGGTTGCCGGCCAGCAGCAGGGCGCGCTTGTCCGGGTCTGTTTTCTTAGGGTCGCTGACATTCTCAGCATCGTCGAAGCACAGCGTCGCACCATAATCAGCCATGTCACGCAGGGCGGCGTAGCTCCCGCCTGCCAGGATAACTTGCCCCAGGTAAGACAACTCTGCTACGATAGTTAAGAACTTCGTTTTGCCGCTGCCCCGGTCGCCATTGGGCCACAGGAAGCCGCAGACGTTGAACGCATCGAGAAACCAGGTAGACAGCGCATAGCAGGCGACCATCTCGCACATGGTTTCCTGATCGGATAGCGACCGATCAAAGTCCAAAAAACGGTTCACCACGGCGACTAAGCGTTCAAATAAATCGACCGGATCGATACGCTGCCCAGCGCGGTAGAGTTTGACGCCGGGCGTTGACCACAACTTGTCAGACGGCGGGATCTCCTTTAGGTGAATGAGCAAGCCAATTTCATCCAACGGCTTATCCGCCCCATCACCAAAAATAACCCCGTCGTCGCGGACGACATAGAGCTTTTGCAGGTTCTGCACGAGGGGCGGGTTATGCTTGACGACATAGCCCTTCGCGTCGAGGCTCTCCGTAACCGTCGTTCTGGTATGCAACCAGGCGGCGGCATAAGCTCGCCCATCGATCAAGGCCAGCGGACGCGTCATAGTCGAAGGCGCAAAATCTAGTAGCTCGACCAAGGGCGCAGCGGCCTTTAATTCCGGGCGTGGGGCTTCGATCAAGGCTTCCAGGTCGGGCAGGCTGTGACCTTGCGCCAGCCAGTCATCGACGCCGACCTTGCCACTGGCGCTGGCGGGCAAGTATACGGCTGATACCGTCGCCTTTTTCCAGGCCAGGTGATCGGTCTAGCGGTTCATCGCTTGGCGCACTTCAGGCTTGACCATGACATCGGAATCGAAGACAATGCGCACATCGCGCCCCTCGAAAGCAATGTAGTCGAAGTCGCTCAGGATGGTCGTCCCGCCCAGGGCGTTCTTACCCCGCCAGTTCCACACGCCCAACAGGGCAATAGCGCACAGCCCCAACGAGGCCAGCGCGTCGGCTTTCTTTTGGCCCTCGGTAATCCAGAGCGGAATTTGCGGGTTAGCCAGCATCGGCTGACAAACGGGCGGGCAATCGACGCGCATTGATTGCCCTTTAGGAAATTCATATTTAATGACTCGGTTCTTATAGCGACCATCCGGCTCGCGCTTGCTACGGGCCTCAATGACGCGCGGGTTATCTGGCCGGTAGACGTAGAGGCCGTTTTGCCCGTCGGTGGTATAGAGTGGCAAGAGGAGGCCCGGAACGCGGCACTGTGATGGCGCGAAACCCAAATGAGTTAGCTCGTTTTTATCAGTGACGGTCGCGTAGCCCCGCGCGGCGATTACGTCATCCGAGATAGCCGATTCATCTTTGAGCGCGGCGAGGTGGTGAGGAGACAGAGCGGTCATCGCGCCCCCCCCGTCGTCATCTCTCGATAGCTCGCCGCTTGCCCAACTCGCGCCTGCCACGCCGTCACCGCGTCGCAGCGCCCGTGTCCTGGCTCGGCCTCGACGGTGCCTAAGATGTCCACGAAGTGCCAATGAGTCCGATCCCACTCCGCCAATTTCCGCCCTACGTCGTCGGCCCGTAAGCCGGTGATGTGCAACTCCGCTCCACATGTACAGTAACGAGACATTATGGTTGCTCCTCATATTCTATCAAATACACACGGGAAATGTTCCAGGTATTCTTCAACGCTCCACGTTTTCTCGAACATATCAAGCTGATGATCGTCCAGTACAAAACGCAACTGCATCAGAACCCGACCAAGCCCCTTGTTGACCATCAGTATGCGCCACGCCTTCGGGTGAGTCCGGCGCATGATCGCCAAATGGTTATTCGGGAAGCCGATGTCCATCCCGCAGAACATACACCCATTCCGTTTATGACAGACACGCTCGCCCTTATCATTCGTATAACCCATGTCGTATAGGCTTGCGTAGGGTACATCGAATCGTCGGATGTATGCCCAAATATCTTCATCGGTCCAGATTGCTAACGGATGACATTTCCACATCCGCTGTGACTTGGCATAATACCACTCCCCATACTCCAAAAAATTGAACATCCGTCGACGGCTTTCCGAGGCCAGGATACCCAGGAATACTCCATCGACGCCAAGCTGTTTTTGTAGCTTCTGCGATGGTCGCTCTTTCAGCAGAGTACAACACGCCGATCCAATCGGAACTTCAGCTTGAATAGCGTAGCCTCCGGTCAACTCACCTTTGGCCGCCAGGTCATTGAAAAACTGCTCCCGGCTGGACTTGTGGGCCACGCCGGAAACACCGAAGTTTTTGCCGAGGAGCGGCCAGCCATATTCCTGCACCACCCACCAGAAATTAACTTCTGGCCTGGCCTCGTGGTAATTCAATTGCCATTCATCGCGCAACCACCGCGCGAATTTCACGCACTCCGGGAACTCAATGCCGGTGTTGCCATAGATCGTGGTAATGTCCGGTTTTAATTGGCGCAGCAGGTGCAACAGGACCGTGCTATCCTTGCCTGCCGAAAAAGCTACGCATGGATTTTGTAGCACGGCTAGAGATTTTGCTATCACTGCATTAGACCAAGCGATCTTCCAATCTAGTGATCTGGCTTGTAATTGACTGAGTTGCTCGTAAGTGTAAACGTTTGGTTTTTGTGTTTTCGGCTTGTAATTTCTGCCGCCATGTGGCCTAACAATTGCTTTCATAAAAGTTGTCCTGTAGGAAAGAAAGCCCCGCGCCGCCGCCTGTAGTCGCAGCCCGATTGCTGCGAAATATTGCCGCCGCGCCCACTACCACCCCCCGTCGCGCGCGGCGCAGGGCCTGTTACTCAGAACGCCAGATCGTCCGCGCCAGGCGCGCCATCGAAATCGTCGGCGGTCAGGCTGTCGTCGATGGTGTTCTCCGTGTCGACCGTCATCGCTACCTCCGCCAGCGACGCCGCCATGCCAGCGTAACGGCGCTGTTCGTCCGGCGCAAGCGTCTCGGCGACCTGAAACAGCAGTTCGTACCACTGCCCTTGATCGCCCTTCACCAGCGTAGACTTGATCGCCAGGCTTTTGCGGATGCCGAACATTTTGATGAGGCTGTTCAACTTCTTGGCCGATTTCGCCGACGTTCTCATTGCGGAGATCATAAATGGCATGTCGTCATGCTCGCGATCTGCACAGAGATAGGTATATACCAGTGAGCAGCGCGGCGGATCGCCCGCTTCGCTCCACAGCGCGTTAGGACACGTCGCGCACGGCCCGGGCTGCTTATCGCTCAACCCGTTGCCCTCCCTGGGCCGGATCGCGTCGTCGCTGGCGCATGCCGGCCCGTTCGTACCGTCGAACGTCTCCGGCCACATAACCCGCCCTTTCGAGACTCGCAATACCACTGCCTGAATTTCATCGCTGAATTGTTCTGTGAGATTGTTGTGGAACTTGCCCGCATCCTGCGGCGTTCCAAACTTCGATACTGGCTGCCGCACCCTCACGCGCGGCAAAATGATGTCTGAGCGGTCCAGCGTTTCGGACCCAGCAACTTCGTAGCGCTCTTTGTACTGCGTCGCCGCTTTCGTTTCGTACTTCACCATTTCCTTTTCCATTGTCTATTTTCCCCCTTTCGTTTGGCGTGGCATTCCGGCCACGTATTCAAGATAGCTCCCAATCGCTCGCGCTTCCGCCCGTAATGCGGCGAAAACGTCTTCACATTTCATCCGTTCGTTGGTCGCATCCAGGAGCGCCCATTCCGCTTGCGACAATGCCTTGCGCGCGCCGATTACTTCGGGATGTTTGTTGAGGTAAGCATCGCTCTTGAGTTTCCTCTCTTCGGCGTTCTTACCTTCTGTCACCCCGTTACCCGAAATTAGCGCATTGGTCACGGCGATGTCTAAATTCTCTTTGGCTTCGTCACGGGCCATCCGCGCGCCGTTCTCCATCTGTCGCGCCCTGTAAAGCGCCTCCGGCAGCGCGTCAATATCGGCTAGAATTTTGGTAAGCTGTTCCCGGTTCATAGTTACAACCCTCCTCGTTTTGAATTTCATCCAATTGCGCCTTGACGATCTTCCGTAGCGAGGAAATAACTTCTTCTGGCATTTGCCCCCGCCCCACATCGGCGGTGAGAATCAATTCCGCATTTCCACCGCGCTCGATAGGCCGTTTGCGGGTGAAGGTTACACTACGGACCTTCACATCTTTGACGACTCTTTGCTTTAGTGCCCACAGTTTTTGCAACATTCATTCCTCCTGTTCGTTTATCAATTGGTCCAAAATAAGACACACGATACACACCAAAAGCACTATGGCAGCCGCGCCCATTGCATTTTTCTCCATGCGTCTTCGTCTTGTAGCCGTTCGGCGGAACGACGCCACTCGCATCGCATTTGCTCCAGCCTCTCCATATCGGCGAGGCGTTGCTCAAGTTCGCTGATGCGCACAGTCAGGGCCTGCGCCGCCGGGCACATCCCCACTGTGTGGCGCATTACGCAAATGCCGCAGCTTCCCGCTCGCTCAAGCACTTCGCTTTCGATTCTGCCATTCTCCTTTTTGTTTCATGCACAACTGGACATTCGCCCAAGTCATGTACCGTTCGACATACCCTACACCGCCGCGGCCAGGTCGTCTTGGCATATCGATTGCGCGGGCCAATAGCATCTTCGCCGTCAATTTGCTTTCGCAGGTAATTACCCATTCTGTTTCTTCAATTCCTCCTTTCCCATCGGATTACCTCAACCGATCTGGTACGGCGATGTCCACAGCACTTTATTGACCGGGACAATGAAGATCATGTCGTTAATCTCGACGAATAGATTTCCGAACTTCATTGCCTCTACGGCCATATTCACGACTTCATCTTGCGATGACTTCGTGAATACCTTCCCATCTGATCCACATAGATACGCCGTTCCAGCCGGCAATCCCTCACTTTTGACTACTAACACCCATTCTTCTTTCGTTTCCATTTCATTCTCTCCTTTCTGCGGTAGTCTCCGCTCCAGCAGGTGGGTTGAGCTGCGCCGAGGAGGAGGACAGCGCGGAGAACTCAACCAACCTGCTCGACCGGAGACCCGGTCGAGGCCCTTTGCTTGAAGAAAGTCCGCTTCAGACACAACGTTTCGATGTGCCACGTTCCGAGGCAGTGGCGCGCCCATGTGGATTAAATTGATGTGTTCGCTTTGGGCGAATCTATCCGTTTTCGCACTGTCGCCGGATTTGGCAGTGACACCTCCTCTCCATCACATCCTCAGCTTTGAGAATCTGGATCATGTACCACTCCCTCAAATCTTCACCGACTCATCCAGTTCACCCTTGCGGTCATGCTCTACGAACTCGAATGAAACTTTTTGACCGAGTAACCAAAAAGCACATCGTGCCTCCACCTCGTTCCATAATGCGCACCTCTCCCGCAGGCATGGCTCCAACTCATCTCGCCCCGCAGTAAAAAACGGACACTTCATATCGATCTTACTCATCGTTTCCTCCTCTTGTGTGGTTATTGCGTGGCCGGGGTTTCGGTGGATTCACCAGCGGCCACTCCACCAGCCATGTACCGCCGGACCGCCGCGCCCCTGGCAGTCTGCCTTGCTCACATCTCCGCCGCAGCGCGGAGGCGTCAATACCCAGCCTCGCCGCCGCTTCGGTGATCGTGATGATC